TTATAATTTTAACCTAATTCGCTCTTAGTTTCTGTCTGATAATCATCTGACCATATATCAGCATATAAACTAGCATTATACTTCTCACGGTCTACAACTAAGAGCTGTTTAACACGAGCTACAGTAGGAAAACGATCCACCAAATCCTGCTCATAAAGATGGTTCTTCTTCAACGCCTTAAAAACAGAGCCTTGACGGCTCGTCAATACTTCTCTCAAAGTTTCTGGAGTAGCTTTAGTACGCTTAGATATAAAAATTTCAAAGTTAGCTGAGAATTCCCAAATAACGGGGTTACATGGATTGTCAAATACCATAGCTCGATTTGATAGCAAATAATCCAAATCCGAACGTTTATCACCTGAACCACCTTTGCCAAATTTCCTTATCGATGTAATTGCAGGTCTCCATTGTACAACTAAAGGTGCTCCGGGACCTAAATACTGTTGAGGAGTCTCAATGATATATTTCTGTAGAAAAACAACACCTTCTTCCTTTATATTACCTTGAAAGTTTGGTACAGTCAAAAAGCGTTTCATTATCTTAAAATCACGAATCTCAAAATTAGCCCAATCTTTAAAAAATTTAGAAATTCGCTCATACGTAAACCATTTTTTAAGACGTTTATTAAATCCTTTCAAATTATCATCTCCATAAATTCCCATTGGAAGCTCTCCTCTCGCAATTATATCTGCTACGGCTGCACGAAATTCCATATCCGATAACATCAGATAAACATAAAAACAATGATACACGAAACACAAAATCCAACTATCACCATGGGACGTTTCAATCGAACCTGATGCCATAACTCCAAAAATTACCCTCCATATTCCGGACAACATACATGTCGTCTTAGCTGCTAGACGTGTAATAATTTCTTTTAAAAGGGCAATAAACAGCTGTTTATCTTGAGCATTACGGAATTTGTAATAGGATGCCGTCATAGCCGCATACACTTCGAGAAACAGCTGACCTATAGACGTATCATATGCTTTCAAATCAAAACCCACCCAACGCATATTTTTATGGCGATACTTAAAATGCTCCGTAAAAAAACTGAGCACCCCCATGCCACCAATTATGGCCTATCATTATCATCATCCCATCACGTTCTATCTTCTGCCGTTCACCGTGAATTAACTGAGATAACATAATAGTAAGTAAGTCT